CTAATGGTGATATCCAATACGGTCCATTACTCTTTGATGATGCTGAATGTAAGTCTATTGCCTTCCGTGATCGTTTTGCTTATATTGCAACTACAATAGATGGTGAAGCAGGGTTAGTGCGTACAGATTTATCTGCTACAGTCCTTGCAAATTCTTTATATTTTCCTTGGGCTTGGGATCTAGTAGCATCTGGTATTAGTTCTTCTGCAAATCAAGTTGCTTTCTTTGGCAACTCAGATAGGGTGGCATTTACCACAGGCAATGATACTTGGGCTGAATCTACAACCAGTTTAGTAGCAGAAGGTTACTTACAAACTGGTTATATACGTTACAACACACTTGAAAATAAAATATTTAAGCTCCTTACAACAAATATTAATACATCAAATGGTGGAATTAATATTAATTCTATTAATGAATCAGGAACTTCTGTTAATATTGGCACTTTTTCACAGTCTGCAACTGTTCCAGAAATTAGTATTGGCTATCCAGTAGGTCCTCAAGAGTATCTAGGATTTGGCTTTACACTACTTCGTTCCACTACTGATGTAAGTAAAGGACCATTATTTACTGGCTATCAAGTAAAGTCATTACCAGCTATCCCAAGACAACGCTTAATCCAATATCCATTGTATTGCTATGATCGTGAATCTGATAAGTTCAACAATTCGGTTGGCTACGATGGAGCAGCCTATGACAGGCTCATACAGATAGAAGCAGTAGAAAATGCAGGAGATACTATCCGTATCCAAGATTTTAGAACCGGTGAAACATATCTTGGTTTAATTGAAGAGATGGATTTTCTTAACAAAACCCCCACTGATAAAAGATTTTCCGGTTTCGGTGGTCTTTTGTTAGTTACTATTAGGACGGTATAATGCAACTTAAAGATTATCTGACAATGGCGGTTGCTATTATTGCAATCTTTACTGCATTTGCTGGTGGGATACGTTGGATGGTTAAACATTATCTTAATGAACTCAAGCCTAATGGTGGTAGTTCTATGAAAGATTCTGTTCAGAGACTAGAAGAACGCGTTGATGATTTATACCAACTGATTATTGAAAAGTTATGAGCCAACGCGCAGACTTTGTTGCCAAAGCCAGAGAAGAAATTGGCACAGTAGAAGAGGGCGACAACCTAACTAAGTATGGCAAATTCACAGGTCACGATGGGCAGCCTTGGTGCGGGTCCTATGTTATGTGGGCAGCCCACGAAGTGGGATTAAAGGTTCCCAACTGTGTCTATACCCCTGCTGGGGTGTCTGGATTTCAAGGCATTGGTGCCTGGGCTAATGCCGAGACAGCCAAGCCTAAGCCTGGAGACATCGTATTCTTTGATTTTATTGAGGGTGGAGCAACCGTTGAGCACGTGGGAATCGTTGTCAAGGATAACCTTGATGGTACAGTTGTTACTGTCGAAGGCAATACAAGCCCAGACAAGAAACCAACAGGCTCACAAGCTAACGGTGGCGAGGTATGTATGAAGGTTCGTGCATACAAGAACGACAACAAGCGTAAATTAAAAGTATATATCGTTGGCTTTGGGTCACCAAAGTTCAAAGACTAAGGAGCAAAATGAATCAGGAAAAAGCAAAGCAAATCGGAATGTCTTACCTCCGAGCAGCAGCAGCATCAGCAGTTGCCATCTACACTGCGGGTCAGCACGATCCAAAGGTACTGGCAATGGCATTTGTAACAGGTCTTGTGGGTCCGGTACTCAAGGCACTTGACAAATCGGCACCCGAATTTGGTCGTGGAGCTAATTAATTAGCTTCTACTAGCGCGAGGCAGTAGCCCCCTGCTCAGGAGAAATCCTGGGTTGGGGGCTATTTTTTTTATTTATATCAGATTAAGGTTTCATCATCAAGGGTAGGAACTGTTACCAAGTTTCCGCAATTAAGACACTCAGCATCTAAGAAGTAGAAGGATATCTCGTTATCCTCAAAAGAGCAGGCAACCCTAAAGATGTCGCACCCACAGGTGCAGATATGAGTTGGACCCATAGAGCGTAAATCAGCTCCAAATTTGGGAGGTAATTTATAGAGTTCTGTAATGGGGATTGCTTGGTCTTGCTCCACTAAGTTCTCTATTCTTGGCAGGGTTGGTAGACGGAGCCTGCTCTGTACTACCCTGTACTGTACTACCCTGTACGCGCCCCCTAGGGCGCTATTATGGCCCGTAAATTCGCTGACGCTCATAGTATACACGACTGGTATGATCTCCCCTCTGTTAAGGTATTCACGGCGTGTCGTGGTAGACTTCACGCGTGACAACAATTGTAGGAATCCAAGGAAAAGACTACGCTGTACTGGTAGCTGACTCACAGATCACAGAAGATAACCTCGTGACCTTAGCTACTAGCACTCCCAAGATAGTTGAAGTAGGCAAGTTTTTGTTATGTATTTCAGGCGATACGCGCCCAGGAGATATTCTTTCCTACAATTGGAAACCTCCGGTATATCGTAACGAAGAACCAGCCCAGTTTATGGGTAAGAAGGTGATACCTAGTATCATCACAGCTTTTAATAACAATAACTACGACTACAATAAGGTGGACAAAGATGGTGGTTTCGATTATCTCGTTGTTTTTAACGGTAATATCTTTAGGATTGCTTGTGATCTCTCTTTTTTCCAAAGTGATGTCGGCATCTACGGTATTGGTAGTGGGGGCCAGTTTGCTTTGGGCTACCTCTATTCAATTATTAAGGTTGATGTAGAACTTAATTACTCCAAACGACACGCCCGTAGAGCCGTTGATATTGCTTCGGTCCTTGACGCTAATACAGGCAAACCATTACAGTTAATGGTACAGGAAAGGATATAAGCAATGACTGATCCCAAGAAGTTATTACTGGATGCGCTACGAGCAGGGGACGCTAAACGCTCACGATCTACGCAAGTTCAGATAGGTCCATCAGAAGTCGGTGGCTGTCGTCGCAAGGTTTGGTACAGACTTAATGACCAACCTGAAACCAATGACGGTGAGCTAAAGCTCGCTGCAATAATGGGTACCGCTATCCACGCAGAGATTGAAAGAGCATTAGCTGATAACCTAGATGTGTTGATTGAAACAGAAGTTGAATACAATGGGATGAAGGCACACATTGACGCCTATGTTCCTAGTACCGGTGATGTCATTGATTGGAAAACTTCTAAGTTAAAAAATCTTAGTTACTTCCCATCAAAACAACAACGTTGGCAGGTACAACTTTATGGTTATCTTTTAAGTAAAAACGGTAAGCTAGTCAACAGAGTGTCTCTAGTGGCTATCGCAAGAGATGGTGATGAACGCGACGTTAAAGTTCATACTGAGCCTTACGATGAGGCTATCGCCTTGGAAGCACTTGGCTGGTTAGCAGTTGTCAAAGAAGCAAAAGAAGCTCCATCTCCAGAAAAAGATGCAAGTTACTGTCAGTTCTATTGTAAATACTATGACGCATCAGGGCAGATGGGATGCATTGGTCTAAAAAAAGGACGTACACGAGTCAATGATGTAATCATTGATGATGCAGATATTGACAAGAAGGCACTCTTGTATTTACAGTTGGGAGTGCAGATAAAGCAGTTAGAATTTCAACAAGATTCGTTGCGATCTAACTTTGAAGGATTACTAGGTACCACTAATTCTGGTATCGAAGTATGTTGGACAACTGTTAAACCTCGTGAGACAGTTGACAGTGTAGAAGTAGAAAAACTACTTGGGTATGTTCCTAAGAAGTTTGGTTCAGCGACATATCGTCTAGCAATCAGTCAACCTGGAGGTAATTAAATGGCAACAGAAGGAACAAAGTTTCAAGTCAATTACAAGTTATCAGATGGAACTCTTATCAACTTGTACGCAGCAACAGTCGCAGAATTAGAATCAGGTCTTGCAGATATTTCAATGAACGCTATGAATATCAAGGCTACTGGTACTGAGCTATCTGGTGGCCTAGTAACACCAGCACCAACGGTTGCATCAGTTGCTGCAGCATTTAGTGCAACACCAGTTCAACAAGCACCGGCTCCAGT